AAAGACATCTGCTTGGCCGACGAAAACATATTTGCAGCCGCCGACAAGCCGGATCCAACGAGAGATGCCCCGCCCATTATGGCGGGAGCAACCCAAGGAGCTACAGCCGGCGCGGCAGCGGCGACTAGCGGCGCTGGCATCAAAACCTCCCAAGCTGGGCAGGGATGGAATAGACAGGCATAGGACGTGCATGACGCATCGTGATATAGCTGTCCATGATAATCTGAGGTTCCGTTACGACTTGCACTACACGAGCAATAGGAGGAGCATCCTCGATGAACGCAGAACCTAATACGGGGTTGGCTCCGAACTCGGTAGCCAAATGCCAAGCATCCAGAGAGCCAGTAGCATTACCACGCATTTTTCCAGTGACGAGAGACGGCTTATACCTGTATTCGGCCCATCGTTCCTGGTAACCGAAAACCGTATCCGCACCGGTACCGGCAGGAATAGCGTCAGGATAATAAAGCTCCTTCAGGAGCACGGCCTGCTCACCTAAGTGAGCGAGCAACGGTTCGTAGAAGTCGAAGCGAGTACGGCGAGACCACATCTTGTGAAGTTGATTCTGATAAGTAATATCAGAACGCACAGAAACAAGGCCAATGATATAGCCGTGTTCGACAAAGGATTTGGAGAAGCCGGAACGGTCAGAGACGATACCCGTTGCAGCGAGTACGCCGAGACCGTCTTGATTAGTAGGTGTAGCAGAAGGGGTTGTTTGAGCGATAGGAGAAACGTTCATGCGTTGGGAGCCGCCGCCAAGATATTCAGGTCGTTGCAAACGATAATCCGGTGAGATGACACCGAAACGAAGGCGAAGAAGCTCAACGTATCGCGTACCGCCTCGAGCATCAAGTTCAAGGATTTGCTGATAAGCAAAAGCTTCGCGGAGTTGATTGACGGTCGCAGCAACAGCAGAGGATAAATCGGCAATAACACCTGAATTGACAGGATTTTGCGAAAGTCCAACAACAAAACTACCAGAAGGCGGGGAACCGGAACCGGGAGCCGTACCAACATTTATACCCTCTTGCCCGTCGTTAAGTTGCACGTAACCGTTAAAACCAGTCGAATTATTATAAATAGTGCCAAACTGTGTCGTGCCGTCATAAAAACCCATAGCTTTTCCAGTACCAATAACAGGAGCAGTAGTTCCAAGAGGTAGCTGAACCGCGTCACCCTTTTGCGGCCAAGGTAGGCACGAGGTGAAATAATCGTGACGTTTGCCACGCTTGAGAAGGTTATAGGTGGTGGGCGCGTCAGGGCCGTCGTCAATTGGAACGGTAACAGGCGATTGCATATTTTGGTCGCGAAACCACTCATTCCAGATGAGGTTATAGCAGCGTAACGGGAGAGCGTTCGGATAATCGGAGGGGCCGAGTTCGATTTGCGTAGGGAGACCCATATAGTCGTAAATGCTCCCTTCGGCGAAGGTCAGGGCTTCGTCATCCAAAGTCGGGATTTCGTACTCCGTAGTGCCGATGGGGTCAGTAGTCAGCTGCTGGCCCTGGAAATTTTCCCAATGCTCCCAGACCAAGCGAGCCGGCACGAAGAAGTAATGCGTGTCCAGGTAAATATTGTCCATGATGGGAAAAGCCAAGGTCGAAAGCCTAGCCAGGATGTTCGCCTGGAGGTTCAGGGTGTCCCCTGGGAGAATTTCATCGACGATGAACGGAATCAGGTAAGCGGAATCAAAAGTGGTCTTGTGGCCAAAGGAGCGGTCAAATACGGACCTTTGGACCTGAGGGGGTGGAATACGGGAAAAGTCATGTTGACTGTGAGAGCCAGCGGAAGTTTTCATGGTAAGTCTCCTAGGGGTAATTCCCTAAAGAGAATATAAGAAGGTCCGGGAGTTTTGGCCCCCGGACCTTAAGGTGAATCCAGTTGGTGTCACCTGGCACATTTACATCAAGGCGATAAATGTGCCAGCGCGTTTTCACGCTTTTTTGGGGGGTTCCTCCTTCGGAGGGGGAGGAGCGGCGGCAACCGCCGCTTCCTCTTTTTTCCGCGCTTCTTCGGCTTCCACGAGGTCGAGAAGGTCGACCTGATTGAGGTCGATTTCAGGCTCCTTCGGGAGCAAGCCCATTTGACGGGCTTTTTCGTGGTTGGCGGGGTCCTCCAGAAAGGCAAGCAGATTCGCTGGGTCGTTATTGAACCGTCTGCGAGTACGCGCCGGAATCATTTGAAATTGCTGTTGTACATCGGTGACCCGATTGAGCATGTCTTGGAACTCAAGACGGGTGAAGTCACCGAACATGGCCTTACGGCCATTGAGGTTTGGAACGCCTCGGGGACCGGCGAGAACACCAGTCGTTTTGAAACGCCCCATGATGTTATTAATATCGGCGTCTTCTTTGAACTGTTGTTGAGTCGGGTTAGGACCGGGTTCCTGAACAACGTCGGGTTTCCACTTACGTTCTTTGGTCATTGAGATGCCTCCGAGGCTTGTTTGAGGGTTTCAAGTCCACAAATGAACTCAGGATAGCCGTGTCCGTGAGGGGCGATAATCCCTTCACGTTGGTCGAAGGACCCGACACGGTACAGTTGGAAGTCACGGGAATACATCCCGTATTGCGACTGAGGGTTGTTGACGTGAGTCGTGAGCTCACGAATAAGAACACCCAAAGCCGGTACGGCTATAGGGCGGTCAAAAGAATCGCTTTTGACGTCCTTGATGGCATAGAGTTCAAGCATATGAAAGCCTACTTTAGAGGGGGGTGATTGGGGCTCGGAATTGAGCCTCAATATTAGACGACCGTAGTCGGTGAGACGGATTTGCCCACGCTCAGTAATCGTTAGAAAGCGCGACATTTTTTTTTGTTGTGCATCCGCCGCCTCTTCGGGCGCGGATGCTTCGTGGGTTCGGTTAGATAAGTCAGACCCAAGGAGAACCGACCACACCCATTGCATGCAGTCGTAGCATGCACACGCATCTTTATGAGGCGGACATACAAAATTTTGTCGTGCAGCCGCCGCCTCTTCGGGGGGCGCGGCTGCTTCGTGGGTTCGGTTAGACATTGGCTTTAGGAGGTCCAAATAAAGAGGTTTGTTGGTGTCCCTTTTTCAATTCGTAATGAGGAACGGGAAAGGTAGTGAGCGTGTACTTCCAAGGCTGAAGCCTGAGATAACCCCAGATGTATTCGGGGATATCATCCCAAGTAGGGTAAGAGTCAATAAGATAACCGTCGCGTTCAGGAGTGGGTTTGAGGTAGAGTTTCCAAGCGCCCATTTTTAACCGTCCTTTTGTTTCACGTGAAACGTATGTCTAAATATACAGCATTCTTGCAACGCTGTCAAGAGACGGTTTCCAAGAAGGCAAGAATTTACCTTTATTTAACTGGATTTTTTTATAGACCAAGTCGGGGGGCCTGCGGCCCCCCGAACCCCCCAGCTAAGGCGGGGGCGCAGCCCCCTGCACCCCCCTCAAGTAGCCGTCGACTCTATTCGAGTCGACGGGAGATAAGGCGAGCGCGCTTCACGCGCTCTTTAACACCGAGCCGCTGCTGAGATTGTTCTGAAGCAGGCACATTATTAAGCAACGCGGCTCTAGTGGATTTGATTAAGTCATATTGTGACTGATTACATTTTTGTAGAAGTTTGTCATAGTAACGCGGCGGTTTACATTTAACGCCGCGAGAGATAACAAGGTCATGGGGATAGATATCGGAATGGAATTCCTCGAAGAATTTAGCGCCGATTCCCGGCTTTAAGGAACAGGTAGAGTACTCGGGTTCAATGCCCTCGATTTCGTAGTAGGAGGCATCTTTTCCGAGTTTTTTTCCTGTGATGTATCGGGCGACGTAGGCGGCGCTTTCAAAAGTGAGGTCGCCAATAGTAACATGGCCGTGACCCCAAAGAGTATTGAGAGAATCACTACGATATAGATTAGAGTCACGCGAAGTCGAGTAGAGTTTCCTTTCGTCTTTGAAATCAAGTCCGAAAAGACAGGCATGATAGTGAGGGCGATTAGTGATACTACCATATTCGCCGCAAGCAAAATATCGGAGAGTCCCATAAGATTTCCTCAAGCGTTTCCAAAATTTTTGGAGGTGGTCTTTAACAAGAGTACCGGTAGTGTTACCCCCGTACACAAGATGAGCGTCGTCATAAGTGAGTGTAAGAAAAGAATTGGATTTATGATACCGGGCTTCATCCATAATACGAACAGCCCATTGACGGGACCGCTCGAGACGGCATCCAATACATCGTCCGCAAGGGACGATTTGCTGATGTTTGGATTTAGTAGACCATTCAAGTTGGGAGAAGGTCTTAGAATTTTTAACTGAAATTGTAAGAGGGTGATAACAGGGCATTAAAAGGCCCTCCCGTAAGGGAGGGCCGTTCGGATTGTACCATGGGTCACAGTCTGATACCCCCGCGGAGAGGAAGAGGGGCAAAATTTTTGCCTTTGACATGCGCACCGCGGCGGAAGTTTTTTCGGCTTCCGCTGCGAGACAGGAATTGACGCTTCATTTTTCATCACCACCTTCCGGATGCGCCTCTTGGCGCGGATTGATTGAGTTTTTCCCAAAGACCTTTAGCGGACGTAGAGGTACCTTGAATAGCGTCATCAAGCCATTTATAAGGCGTACGAATAACCTTCCGCTTGTAGTTTTCATACTGCTCCTTTTTGATGTACTCGTTAAGAAGAAGCTTTTCCAAATCACGATAATCCGCATACTGCAACGCTTGAGCAGAGGAAGACTTTAGTGATTCAATCTTGGGACCCATACTATTAGCGATTTCAGTCGCCTGCATGGCTTTAAGTTGCGCGGCTGAATTCACGTCATTGGTTTGAGCCTTAAGGAGATTAAGCTGTGCACCCGTAAGAGCAGCTTGAGCGGCAGCAGAGCCAGGATTTTCGCTCATCTGAGCCGCTGCACCCGGTGGGCTAGAAGAACCTCCAAGACGAGCGGAAAGAATAGGGTTCAGGCCAGCAGCGCGAAGGTCTGCCACCTCGCGTTGATGAGCGGTATTTGACATCCGCTCCTGGAAAGACATCTGCTTGGCCGACGAAAACATATTTGCAGCCGCCGACAAGCCGGATCCAACGAGAGATGCCCCGCCCATTATGGCGGGAGCAACCCAAGGAGCTACAGCCGGCGCGGCAGCGG